GGTCAGGGAATCCACCTGCTTTATACTTCATTCCACCATAGCCTTTCATCATAGGCTTGTTTCCAAAAGTAATTTCTTTTGACTCCTCCATGAAGGAGCTTTTCTTTTTAGAGGATTTCTTGCCTCCCTTTTTATACATTGGTACCATCTTATTCTTTATTAACAGTTTTTACCACCCATTCTTTTCTTAGACTTACCTCCGAACTTAAGTTCTTTGGATTCCTCTAGAAAATTATACATTGATTTACCACCAGTCTTTTTAGAGGAGGCTTTAATTTTCTTTTCTTGTTTAAGCATCTCTTTAGTTGGTTCTTTACCAGAGCCTTTGTTTGCCCTGATATTATCCCAGAGGCCTCTTTGACTAGTAGAGCCATCAGCTCTTTTAAGCATTTTCTTCATTTTCTGTAAGTTTTTTATCGTACATGGCTCTCTGCTTTCTTGCAGTCAAAGCACGTTCTATGTTAAACCAAATAAGGGTAATACCCCCTACTATTCCTAATCCCCAGGTTATTGCATTGGACATCATTGCTACAGTCCATCCAGCCCATACAGCATTAAGTCCGATCCATTCAAGTTGGTGAGTCATATTGTCATCAAATTCTAAGTTTCTCATTGTTTACCAGTTTGAGCAGCTCCCACATCTCCAGACACGAAGAGCTTTGTTTATTCTTGAATTTGGGTCGTTTGCAGTTTTGCTTGATGTCAGCTTAGACTTCATCCCACACATCCTGTTACAGAATGAGTTACGTCGTTTTCCACCCTTAGGTTGTGGGGCTCCTAGTTTAGATCCAGGGTTAGCAGCACGGTAAGATGCTCTGCCTTTTGCATTTAATCCTCCTTTTGGATTCTTACCTTCTGATCGTTGCCAAGCTGGTGATGCCATCGTTACAAAGTTAATTTAAAACTACTGAGGTTGGTTATCGTAGTTAGAATTTTGTTGAGGAGTTTGTGGAGCTGGTGGACTAGTATCTTGAGTTCTATCTGCAGTGGTATCTGTAAATGTACCAGCAAGTAATCTTAGTTCTCCAGCCATCATGCCTTGGGTAATGGCTTGTACCATGTCCATCGGCATAGGAAAGGGAGTGTCATCAGTATAACAAGGCAAACCACTACAATCACTAAATTTAGCAACTTCCTCTGGATTTTCGAATATACCTCTGACATTGACATAGTCTGCACCTTTATTATTTAGAATATATAAGTAATCTTCAATCATGTAAGCCTTCATGTTCTTCCCAGTAAACTTATCTGCTGAGATATAAGCTACTTCAAAAGGCTTAATCATCTGCACCCTTGCAGTTCCTGTGATATCTCCTACGTAGGTAATAGCTTCTTCGAAGTTAAACCTTACAGTTCTAGGGATAGGTTTAACACTTCTCCAGGCTGGGCAGTCTATTTTAATGTTACAACACTTAGATAAGTCAACTCTCTCAAGTTGCACACATCTTAAATCTTGCTCTAAATGCCTTGTTACTAGTCCATTTCTGGCATAGTCTCTACGAATGAATACAGCACGGTAGTGCTTAATATTAAACTTAATCTGATCGAGAGAGACGTTATCATCGTTTGAGGACCTACCCCCTCGAAAGGCATTTAGAAGGTTATATGCAATCTCATCTAAGGTCATCTATGAATGTTTTAATTACTTATTTTATTAGTCATTTCTTCCTTAGCTTTCACCAGGTCGATACATTTTTCGTATTCTTCGTTTTGTTCAAAATAACTTATCATAAGGTCTGCAACATTCAAAAAGTCCTCAAGTTTGCTAGGGTTAAATGGAAATATAACCACAAGCTTCTCGGCAGTTAATTCAGCTAATGTTCTTTTAGCTGTGATTAACTTGTATCCATTGTTGTAACAAGCATCTATTGATGCTACTTTATCGAAGAACTCTTCCATATCCTGGTCGAATTCTTCGTCGTATTCATCTTCACTCATTTTACAATAGTTTGTAGATAACCCTCTAGTCCATTAGTCTTACTCCAGATATAAGCCTGGCCTGTTCTAAGAGCTGAGTATCCCATTGTTCTGTGCCAGTCATCATTAGCACAGATGGAGGGGATAAATCTTACTTTAATTCCACGGTATTCATTAACCATTTCCTTGTGTAAGTGACCACAGTGTACCTCTCTAACTGAACATCTGGCAAACATTTCTGGTTGCTCAGTTGCCATAATCAGTGGCATTTCACTTGGCTTCTCTTTATCCCCGTGAGTATACATTATCATGTTTACCCCGTACTCTACATACTTCCTACTTTCCATGCTGTTATCTACAACGACATTTTTATCGTTACGATACCATCCTTTGATGACATCTCCAGCATAGAACATTCTTTCAAAGTCGTGATTCCCTGATATAACTACTACATGAACTGGAGCTTTAGTCTTTAGAAAGTCTATAGCTTTAGTCATCAAGTTGCAGTATCCTTGGAAGCTTTCTCTCCACCCAACTGCATCATGCTGAAAAGTTCCTTTGGTTGTAGTCAACCTCATTCCTTCAGAATTCATTCCGTCATTCCCGATAGGAAGAATGAACTTCTCAATATTCAATCCCTTTGCTTTATCTACTAAGTTGTAGATAGTGCTCATGAATTGCTCTTCAACTGCATGCATGGATAGCTCAGTTAGCTTACCATAGTGTATATCAGGAAGAGAAATCTCGTAGGCTACTCCTTCATCTCCTGCTTGGAATGGGGCTGACTGCTTGTATACAGTTGGACTAAATATAGCAGCAAACTCCTCAATCTCCATCTTTATCTCAGCCATTGAGATTTTATCACCCTTTGTAACTACAGAGAACCGTTGTTCTCCTCCCATTGTCTGCCAGAATTTAACAGAAGATACATCGTCTTTGTTAATTCCGTTTTCTATAAGATAGCTTTCAAACTCAGTTATTACACTGTCATTATTGTTAGAGTTATCAGTGAGGCCAAGTCTAGCTTGCTTAAGCAGTTTCTTAGCCTCCCTGATTGCCTCTAATGCTATCTCTTCTTCAACATCGAACGTGGTAGATACTCTGCTAGGGCCACTTTTAAGGTAACCTGGTTTTAGCTTTAGTATGTCTACCAGTTCTTTTAAACTCATTAATGTACGATTTTGATTAGAGCTTCTAACTGCTCAGCTGATAAATCTTCTGGCAAATGAGCTTCGTTAACCATTTTCAATTCCAAAGTAGCAGTCTCATCTAATTTTGAATTAACTAGTTCCATCTGCTTCTTTCTTTCTTCAATTACCTCTGAATGCTCTTCTTCAAATTTCTTCAAGCCTTCTCCGTCCTCAGCTTGAATGTACTTTTGAGCTTCCAAAGAGAGTAACATAAATGCTTCTGAGGGTTTAGCTTGCTCTTCAATTGGGTCTAAATGAGCTTTAATAACTTCAGAGTTTTTAACTACTGCCTTAGCATAAGCTACTCCTTTAGTTGATCTTGTTTCATTCAGAGTTTTGAAGATGTTCAAAAACTCTCTGTTCGTCGCTGTTACGTGTACTCCGTACTTTTCTGTCTGGTTCATTTATATTTGGTTTTAAAAAGTTTGCAATTATTGGTTATATACCTCTGCAGTTAGTTTATATCTTGCCGAGCTATTAGCAGGCGGTACTACTGCTGCTGTCATTAAATATTCAACTTCTACTTTTTTTATTATAAAAAATGCTCTGTTACCTCCAGTAATAGCTAAATAGTCTGTAGCTGTTGTTAGTACTAGTGTCAATAGTGCATCGTCTATATTAGTTGAAAATTTGCCGTCAGTTACACCTACTAGCAAAAATCCAACTATCTCTTTCATTGAAACACCATTAGCACCTGTATAAACAGATGGCCCAGCAACAGCAAACTCTTGAGGAGTCTTTATTAAAAAATTTGACCCAGTAGAAGAAATTATCATTCCACATAGACTTGGGAAATCCCCTTGTGCTATAGAATCAGTATTAGTAACTATGTTACTTAGTAAATTATCGGTTGTTGAATTATAAGGCATTATTTTAAATTTTAAAGTTTATTCTGCTGTGGCGTATACTCTAATCCAAGCATCTACACCGTTAATTTTAACTTTGATAGCTCCAGTCTTAGCAGCAGCTGATGCTGTAGAACTAGAGATTGAGTTAGCACTAGCTGCGCTGCTAGTTCCTACAAAGTTAATGAAAGATTCGTCTGTGTCAAGTTGCTCAATTACGGCTACGGGAATATTAGCAGTAGTACCATCTTGCTTAGCATGCAAAGGACTTGAAGGTGAATCTGTATTAATACCTACACGTCTGCTTGCTCCTTTAAGAGTCATAATTTTTTGTATAGTTGCTGATGAATTGTATCCCCAGAAAGTATAATCTCCTGATGAGCCAGTACCATCGTGATTACCTACATAGAATTCTATTTCACCACCAGCATTAATCCCTTGAGAAGCACCTGCCTTAATAGCAAGATTACCACCTTTGTTAGCAGCATTAGCATCTGCTGACTTTATTGTAAGAGTAGCAGGAGCAATAGTAGCAGTAAGAATAGACCCGATAGTTTGAGCTACATTACCATTGACATAGATATTACTAGCTACGTTTAAATCTCCACTATAGAAAGGAGTTGGGGAGCCACTACCTACAAATGTTTGTCCAGTTGCATTAAGTTTAACACCTCTGCTGCTAGTATCAGGGCTTAACCATCCAAATCCATAGATGTTATATGTAGCTGCATTTAAAGCATTTGATAAAGTAGCTATAGTAGCAGCAATTGTTATTGTTCCAGATCCGTTAGTAATAGTGATATTAGAACCAGCTGTTAAGTTAGCCATTACTGGAGCTAAACCAGTTCTTCCTATTACAATCTGACCATTAGTTCCAAATGCCAGCTGTGTTAGAGCTCCTACGTTGTTAGCATAAAAGAAGCTGTTAGTTCCTAGAGTACTTACTCCAGTACCTCCATTAGCAATTGGTAGAATTCCTGTAACATCAGAAGTTAAATCAGCTGTAGTTAAGAATCCAGCTGTAGTATTATTACAGTTAGCAAGATTTATACTAGCCTCATTAACCTGAAGAGTAATGTTATTACTAGCTGTAGCAACAGTTAGGATAGCATTTAGAGATTTAATCCCTTTGAAGTTAAGTGTATTCTTGCTAGTGATGTTTACAAACAGAGACTCACTGCTAGTTCCAAGAGTGTTAACAGTTGGGAATAGATCTTGAAGCAAGAACTTATTATTAGCAGGGGTAGATGCATTTGCTGTTAACAAGTAGTCATTAGCAGTTACACTAGTTTTGGCTAAGGCTGATAGGCTGGTTATAGTTGCCATTTTTATATAGTAATTTTTTGATTAAACTCAGTGGTTATATCCACTCCTGTTTCACTCTTTAATTCTGTTGCTACAACATCTGTTCCTGTAAATCCTGTAGATCCACTAGATGACCCAGTTGAACCAGTTGTGCTAGTAGTTGATGTAGATGCCGAACAGTCTGCACAGAATCTATTTGCAAAGTTTATAAACGTCTCTAAGTAAGTTGTAGTACTTTCTGTGTTTTGAACTACACAAACACTAAACCCATTATAAGTTTGTGGGAATGCAGAGTCTAGAAGTATAGTACTTTGACTAGTTCCAGAGTCAAATGTTACATCTATCATTTTTCTAGAGGCAAGTACTGCTGAAGTAGATGGGCTTACTACTTGTAGATTAAAGGTTTCAAATGGAGTATAGTCACCATTAATAGTTAATGGATTGGCAGTGTTTATAAGAAGTCCAGTAACACCACATGGGATAGGCTCGTAAGTAGCTGTTACTACATCCTTTCTATCGTAGATACAATCCAGAGCTCTATCCTTATCTTTCTGAGCTAATAGTTCTGTGATAAGTTTAAGTTTAGTAAGCTCTCTATAGTCACAGTTAACTCCCCCGATAACTTTATTGTAGAATGTAGTTCCTTTTTCTGCTAAGCAGTTTTGATATTGAGCAAGTTTAGTATTGTAATCTACCCCGTTAAGTGTAAGTGGAACTTCAGCTATTTCTGAGTAAGGGATTACAACAATTGGATCTCCCCCAATAGCTGTACGATATGCACATACATTGTCAATGTATCTACCTTTACCTCCAGCTACGGCACCATAGCATTGGTTTGGGTCATATAGCTCTATTGTAAGAGTAGTATTTCCCTCACAGGTAAGTTCTACTTCTAAGTTTTGTAAAGCTCCTGCAGTATCATTAAGAGCTCTTGTGTAAACTTTTGTACCAGCATATATTTTTAAATATGCTTGGGAGAGTTGAGGTGGAGTGCAATAGCCAGCTCTTGTACTTGTAGCATAGTCAAGACTTATTACAAAAGTATCCCCTACAGTTAATACATTTGCTTGAGTTAGCGAGCTTACAGAAGCAGTATCAAATTTTACTGATCCTCCATAGTTTGCATTCCATGCACCATTTGTAACAGTCCAGCCTGTAGTATTTGTATCAAAAGTTCCGTTACTATTACGACAAGTCCTAGAAGGACCTTGATCAATTGCAACATCTATAGCAAAAGATGAAAATGCTCTTCCGACTTCTAACCATCCAGTTGTAGGTGGGCATATATTATTGGCTGTCCCAGTATCTACAGAGTAAGCCTCTTTAAATCCTAAGTTATTTATTACAACCCATTGAGAGCCTGTATAAGTGATAGTGTACGTATCTCTCCCTACAGCAAAGACGTAGTCATATCCTGTTAAAGAGTTTACATTAACTACTGCAGTGGCAGATACTGTTATTAATTCACCAGTAGAAACTAATTTAACAGTTACTTCTACTCCATTGCATGGAATATTATCTTGTATACAATCTAAACAAATTGGCATGTTTATATATTAGCAACCACATGCACAGGTCTCTATGCAGAAGTCTTTTGCTTTATTGTATTTGTTAATAGCGTCAGTTATATTAGAAGCTGAGTAAGTAGCATGTTGTGCTGACTTAATCAATAGGTCAATCTTCTCGGCCTTTCTTAGGTCTTCATCACATCTATCACAATGACAGTGACAGTCAATGGCAGATTGAACTAGGGCTGCAATGCAGCAGTAAATTTCACAAGCTCCTACTGAATAGCTTGTAGGATTAGAACTATCTACGGTATCTGTAATGCTAATTACCCCATTAAACAACTCTCCAGCTGTCTCGTTATCTAGAATCCAGGTGTAAGCTCCTCCAGTTGTGGATACAGTACCTGAATCTTTTGTAGTTTCAGTTATAAAGTTGTAGTATACAAGCTTAGCAGTTGCTGCAGCTCCAGAGATTACAACAGTTAGCTTTTTACAATCAGGGGAGATAGTTATTGAGTCTATTACTGTAGCCATTAGATAGTTTTTGTAAAGATAGTAAAAAGCAGGGGATTGCTCCCCCACTTTTTAATGATTAATTTTAGATTAGAATAATCTTTCAACTCCAGTAGTACCCCAGTCTGAGCTATCGCTACCCAAGAACACCAAGTCAGCCTTAGTAACTCCTTCTGCAGCTACTTTGCTGTAGATCTTAATAGTGTTCAACTCACCTGCACGAGCAATACCTGTATCAGATGGGTGGTCGTGTACGTACTGAATCTGAACAACTTCATAAGTATTTCCACTAACTGCAAACTCAGGGAATGCAGATGGGAAGTACATACGGTTGAAGTTGCCGTAACGAGCACGTTGAGATTTTTCGTCAGACAAAACTTGCCAGTAATTACCAGTTCCAGAATAATAACCAGTCATAGTTGGTGCAGTCAAAGTACCAGACTTGTCACTGTAAGCAAGAGTAATATCAAATATAACTCCTGCGTGACGTGCAGTCAGCACCATATCACTAGTATTATCAGTAGTAGTAAACAAGGCATTCAAAGTAGGATTAGCTGCAATTTTAGCAATAATCTGATCGTACAAAGTAGCCTCTAGTCCACCGTGTTCTGAACTACCAACTTCAATGTTAAAGATCATACGACCAGCAGAGAAGTTACCGAGCAATGGGAATTCGTAACCACCACCTGACAAATCTACTGCTGTTCCATTTTGATAGTAGTTAGCATAAGCAGTTGGAGCAGTACGAAGTGCAATACGTACCATTACATCTTTGGCAGCTGTAGGAGCTCCTACATTAATAGCTGCTGAATGTCTAGATGATGCGGTGTAGATATCATACTTAATTCTCTTTATATCTTTGATATCGATAATAGGAGAAGCAATAGGATTTCCAGAAGGCATAGTTTGCACAATTTGGATAGGACCAACTGCTAATGTCAAAGAAGTTGTCAGGTATGCTCCAGTAGCAAGATTCCACACACCAACTTTAGAAGCAGATGCTGCTGCATTAACTGAAAAAGTAGAGCCTGTAATCAAGCTTCCGTTGGTAGTATCGCTAATATCATTAGCTACAAATACCTGATTTAAATTTTGAGGTGCCATTTTTTATTAATTTAGGCGTTAAACATTGATTTTAGTTATTCACTTTCGAGGTTTTCCATCGATTGCGAGTTATACCTTTGGGATTCGATACCCTCCAGTATGCTTTTAATAGTCATTTCTACAATTTCCTGGTGAGTGTGCTCAGCAAGCTCACATCCAACCCCTGAAGTTATAGAGATGGCTTTTGGTTTTCTTATATAAACGATGAATACTTTAGGGACAATGAATGTATTGTCTGAGTAAACATCGATAAAGTTTTCTTTTATAGAATAAGGGATATAGTCGAAAGATGTTCTATTAAAGGGATCTTTCATGATAGTTGGGATGTCATCACTTTGAGCAAACCAACATTGACTTATTCTTTCTAATGGTCTTGGGGCAGCTATACCTTTTATATCTCTTGTAGTTACCCCAAAAGTCTTTAAGTTATCTTCTTCTCTATATGTCCATCCAGTGCCTGCTGGAGTTGTCCAGCTAGTTCTGATATACCCTCCAGTTAAGGGGTCTGGGTACATATCATTTAAAGTCCCAATATAGATGTGATTACTATCTACAGGGGGATCAAGTGCAGCTCCTGTATCATTTAAGGTCTCTGTTACATTAGCATTATAAGATGGGAAGAAGCTATTTAAGTAATTATCAGTCTTAATTAACTCATCTCTAGATATCTCCTGACCTGATGGGGTATTCATCATGCTTACCCACACAGATCCATCATAATAAGCTATGTCTGTAAGAACGTGTCCTGCAACTGGTGGAGTTAAATCTAACTTAACCCAACTGTAATTATTTTTATTTTGGGCTACTGCATATGCTATGTTACCGCTGCATACATATTGAACATGAGCAGAAACAGATACAAGGAAAAGGTAATCCAAAGGTAGGGTTGCCCTTTCCATGTATATGTTTGAGGTGCTAGTATTATAAATGTAAGTACCTAATGCATCAGTGAGGAATCCTCCAGTAGAGATGGTGTTAGAACTAGTAGTAACTACTAAGTTTCTTAAGTCATCTATCCTCTTTTGAGATTGCTCAAAGCCTTTACCTTGTCTGTTAGATGATGGGTTATACCGTTGCTTAATGAATCTCATCATAGCAATGTTTAACTCAAAATCTATCTCCTGAGGTAAGAGTACGTCAGCCTGGAAGGATGCAATCTTTTGCACCCCCAGGTTGACAGCTATATGCATTTCGTTTACGGTCATCTAGTAATTAAGATACTTCTTTGAGCCTTGCTCTCATTGTATTTAGTTGGCCAGAGTTCTTCTTGTTCTTGAAGTAAACAACTGCATCTTTCATATCTTCTCCAATTGTTTCGTCTTGGAAAATAACTTGATTTCCAATTCTACGGAGAACATCTTTTGCAACCATTTCTTCAATCTCTGCCTGAACTTCTAAATTATCGTCCATGCAGTATTTCAAGAATTTCTCTGGGTTATTCCCCTTATAATCGTACAGGGTGTTTTCGATTTCCATGTCTGAGAGTCTTTCTGGATCACCGTCCACAAGAACTCTAAGCAACATTTTCATCTTCTCGACGTTGCCAGTGAGTTTAATAAACTCTTTGTCAGCATCTTTTCTAACCTGCACTTTAGCATTCTTCTTAAGAAGGTCTTTCTGTGGATCGTAGATATAAAATCTTTTTGCAGGATCCAGTTTCATCTCTTCTTCAGACATTGCTACATGTCTGTGCTTGAGGCACCACTTATAATAAATGTAATCCATTGCATTGAGTGGACTACCATCATCATAAGTACCAATCTCAAGTTCTGCCCCTTCAAAAGGAACTTTAAGGCTAAGGCTAGCCCAGAAGTCTTTTGATTTTGAAGGCCAATCTTGATGACCAGCTGGTACATCAATAAAGTTTTTCAATAATTTTGCTTCTTCCTCTCCGTCAACTCCTTTGAGTGGGAGACGATCTACGTACATAGATCCAAGTTTAACTTTTGCTCCAGCTCTGATTTCCTTTGGAAGGTGATTCAGAACTTCTTTGCGTCTAATAATAACTTTACGTTCCATAATTTTAGTTCTTTTTATTAGTTAAGCTTAGGAAAAGAATAACCTAAGGTTTTATATATTTTTAAAAGGGGGCTTTAACACCCCCTTTTTATTGCAAACCAAACACAAATTACGATGCAGTACATTGAAGGTCAAGGCTAGTATCGAAACGACGAAGTAGGATACCAGCAGTCTTCAACATATGAACAGAAGCACCGTCTATGTCACTTGCACGAGTGTCAGTTTCTGTGAATCCTTTTGGAACAACAGAACCTGCTACACACCAGCGCAGAAGTTCACGACCTTTCTTATTTACCATTTGCAGGTTGTTCTCACCATCATAAGTAGATTGGTCAACGAACACCATACGGTAAGACTCGAGTGGAAGACCAGATACTGGGTGCTTCTTAGAAGCTTGAGCCACAGGACCGTGATCGAACAAAGGAGACTTAACTACGTTAACGTGGTGACCATCTACGTGTTGGTAGCTAGTGAAGTAACCAGTGATACCGAGGTTACGACCGCTACCAGTGATGAAGTATGGTTGAGTAGTCTGCAAGTACTGGTTAGCAGTTGCACCATAGTATGACTTAAGTGCTTTATCGAATTCACGAGCACCACCAATACCAGTGTACAAAGTAACTTGCTTGTCAGTAGCGTCAGTCATACCATAGAACAAGTCCCCGATAGTCTCCTCAATTTTAGCTTGAGTAAGAGTAGAGTAAGTGTCTTTGTTGATGATCTGCTCAAGCAAACCAGGACCAGAGATTACAGGCTGACCGTTCTCATCGAGCATAGTGCTAACACCATTAGCATCGTGAGTCTTCTGGCCATACCAGTAGTACATTTCACATTCTTCTTTGAACTTAAGCATGTGACGGTACTCTTCGTAATCCATCCACAACTTAGTCTTAGAACCCTCTTTCAAAGGCAATTCAAACTGAGCTACATAGTCTTTAGCATTTCCAGAGAAGTGGTAAGACTTACGTACAGTACCAATCTTAGAACGAACAAGACCTGGAGCAGTCCAGTTAGATGCATTACCACGTGAGAAGTCAATACCCACGTTAGCATACAACATACCCCAAAGAGCACCTGGAGAAGCATCTGCAACAGACACTGAAGCAGTATCAGGAGATACAATCTTCAAAGTGTACTTCCAACCTGAACCATCAGCTACTGGCTCGTTCATAATACGAGCAAGAACACCAGACTGAGATACCAAGGTGTAAGGGAAGATAAACCACTTATCAGGGAATGTAAGGGTGAATGGGGCACCACCTGCGCCAACAGGGCCGCCAGGTATACCAGAAACAACAGGACGAACATTGATTTCGTGTGTTTTAACACGATACTCATACTCGAAACGGTCGATAGAACGAGTATTGCCGACACCTTCAGTCAAGAAGGAGAGTGGGAATTTCTTTTCTTCACGACCTGCCAAGTGAGTGATAATCGGAGACAACTCCGCTGGACGTTCCATAAGTGCATTTGCCAACGAGTTACTGTCGGTCATCTGCGAATCGTTATAGTACGTCTTAAGTACTTGCATTAATGACATGATTCTATAATTTTAAAAGTTAATTGTTGTTTAAATCTTATTCAAACAGCTTCTTCATATCCAGTTGGTCTGGATCAAATTTCTTTGCTTTGCCTTTTTCAATCTTTCCGTAGTTTTTAACTCTCTCTTCGTTACGTTGGATTTTATCTCTCAAGCTCTTTACACTTTCAGTCTTAGCCTTAGTAGTGATGATATCTTGAAGATTCATTCCTTTGTACATCAAGTAGTCAATAGCCAGTTTAACATCGAGCTCTGAATTAGCATAATCCATGTCTCTACGTGTTCTGCCTGATTTATCTACAGGTGCGGAAATATAATCAAAGAACTTAGCTTTCTCTTTTTCAGGAATTCTAATCCCAGCAAACTCTTTACCTTGGTCAATTGTAGAGGCTACATTCTCCCAAAATTCTTGTTGCTGTTTTTCTTGCTCCTGTCTTTCACGTTTCTGTTGCTCTACTATCTGTTCTCTTTCTTTAGACTGAATAGTAGCTAATTGTTTTTGAGCAACTATTGCTTTGTCATAGAGTTTACCAGAGTCCTCGTAGTCCTCGAGCATATCTTTAATGAACTCTTCATCGTGTCCTTTAGTTTTAAAGTATTCAGACACAAATGCTTTTTGAGTTCTTGCATCATTCTGATCGATCTCATATTGAGAGTAATCCAAATTTGGATTATAAGCTTGGAAGAACTTTTCAGAATCTCCACCTGCAAGTACAAAGTCAAGATGCTTTTGTACTAGTGGGAATTGCTGAAACAACTCATTAAGCTGATCCTCTGCAATATTCTGAGCAATGTCTTTAGTAAATTCTACTAAACCTTCCTCAGTATCAGCATACGTATTTTCAATATCGTAACCCAGTGCCTTTGCAATGGATTCTGCTACAGACCCAGACTCTTCTGAATCTTCTTCATCAGATTCATCATCATCTTCTTGGTCTTCTCTAGCATACTTTTTTGATTGGAGTTCTTCATCGTCTTCGTCGTCTTCGTCTGTACGTTTTCTACTGGACTTGGACTCGGGTTCGGACTCGGACTCTGAATCGTCTGATTCTTCTTCTGATTCTTCTTCATTTTCAAGTTCGTCTTTTGTTGTTTCCTCTTTTTCATCAAGAGTGTTCAGACCATCACCAATAAAATCGTCGAAGGTGATGTCTGCAATGTTCAATTTTTGTTCTTTGGTTGCCATATTTACAAAGGTATTGGTTTACTTATAGTTAAAAAGTATAAATTTATCTTTTATACTTAGCTTTATTGTATAGCACTCTGTTCTTTAATCCCCCTTTAATGTACCTCTTTCTAGAGTCTTCTGGGAGACCAGATCTCCACTCGTACATTGATATTTCCTGGTTAGTTTGATACTCACGTACTCCCCCATTTTTCTTTTTAATAGCCTCAAAAGAGTTATCAACTTTCTCAACACCATATTGAGGTAGCATTATATCATTTGTAGCTTTATCTATGTACGGAGGGTTAGTTCCTAGATTTAAAGATGTTTTATTCTTGCGTTGAATTCTATTCAAGTTTGAGTTTACGAACTTCAACACGTCTTCTGTAGACTGTCCAGATTGAGATAAAAATCCAGCACTATTCATTGGTTTATAACCTAGAAATACAGGCTTAGATAAACCTTGTGTACCAGCATTTTTAAATACAAAGTCCATTTGAGGTAGATATGAGTTATAACTTGTATTTGTAGAACCTGTTATAACCGAACCTATTGGAGCATCTTTAATATGAGTTTCAATTTGATTCTTTACAAATGAAAGCATATCTTTTTTGTTACTAAAAGATCTAGCATCTAACGAAGGTACTGCCTTAATACTAGCATTACTTTCACGTTGTTTAAACAAACCTTTTGCACTTTTATATACATCCCTTAGAGATACGGGATCAAGTTGAATATCTGCAATATTTTGATCTCTATACCAACCATAATCCGCCAATCTTTCCAATCTTTCCATGTCTCGATCTGAAATTGTTCTTACAACTTGTGGATTATCAATAGTATTATTTAGAGTAACATTTCTTCTAATATATGCAGGAACACTATAATCAGGTCCACCTTCTACACTACTCCATCCAGTTCCAGTTATATCAATCTCTGGCGGAGGAGGGGGGAGCTCTTCATTCATATTGATCATATCCTCAAAGTTTGCATCGTAGTCAGCTTCTGACATCCTCTGTGGTTGTATTTCAGATCTATTACTAAATCTACGTAGATCTATTCTCCGTGGATCTGGGCTAGATACTATATTTTCTATTTTTTCTGGCTCTGCCTGGTGTGGATGGTGAATTATTTCTTCTCTACTTACTCCAAAAATCTGACGAATCTCGTCATCTGTCAGTGATGATTTTGTTACAAATTGCTTAATAGCTTCTTCTTTATTAGCACTATTGTACGCTGTTAATGACATCCCTTCATCTATTTGCTTTAATCTTGAAAATTCTTCAGGGGTAAGAACATTAGTTAACTCAGCTTTTTTAGGAGATGCTGCAAAAATTCCTTGTTTATATTTTAAAAAATCATCTAAGCCTCTTATTCCTTTTTTGTAAGTCTTTTTTGTAGCATTTCCTATGCCCCCAAATATTTCATCTCCAGTAAGAAATAAAGGATCTGTACCAGCAGTCATTACCCCGCTAGCAATGGAAGCTTCTGTAGGAGATGTACCTGCAAGATCACTACTTACAAAATAGGGAGAGGGTGTACGTCCTTTAACTGCATCTAGAAATTCTCCTTTCACTGCTCCTCTTACTAAGTTTCCAGGGTATTCAAAAGGAGCAGCTAAGTTTCCAAGAGTCTCAAGATTAAGGTCAAGATTAAGTTTTGGGGAACTTGATGGTGTAGGTACTAAGTCTTTAAGGCCTGTAACAAATCTTGCTCCTACAGAAGGCTCAAATCTGTTAGCATACTCAGACTTTTTTATAAACTTTATTTGCTCAGGAGTAAGATTTTCTGGATCTTCTTTTAGATATTGTTTAGCTAATGTATTATAGGCAAATTGATTTGCTCTTTTAATTACATTCTTTCTATCATATCCTAGCTTATCATGCCAATGTCTAAAGAACTTTTTATCTTTAGCAATATATTCATCCCGTAACTTATTCCTTTCTATTTCTTCAGCTGTCCAGTCAGGAGTTATAGTTACTTCTGGCTGACTGTATTGTGCCTCATATGTACCTTCCTCAGTCTCTGATTCAAAGAAAGGTTGGTCAGGATCTCTTCTTTTACCTCCAGTTTGGAAATTAGGAGCTTTAACAACCTTTGGTTTTTGTTTATACAGGTCCTCTTCTTTGATTCTAGATAATACAGCTGCCGTATTACTTGGGGGCATGTACGTTATTGGTACTAACCCTTTACCTGGTGACTCTAATCTACCTTCTTTGTATACAATATTTTTTAATCCTTCTCTGTATACTGGCTCTTCAGTCGGCTTATCAAACTTCATTCGAACTATTTTCTGTACTCCATACGGAGACTCGAAAGTTCTTTCATTTGCTGGAGTTGGTTCGTAGCCTTTAGCAGAAAGTCTATCTGAAGCAGCTATAAGTCCAGGAGTATTATTCCATCTATTTTTTAAAAATTTACTAGCTTCATCGTAATCCTTAAAAGAATTTAAAATACTTTCATCATTTTTA